ACCATGGCGCTGGCCGCCATCATGGGCAAGGCGTCGCAGCACGGCCTGCCGGTGGCGCTGACTAGCGAGTCCATGCTGGGCAAGGCGCATCAGAAGCGCCTGCGCGCGTACTACCAAAAACTCGGCTTCAAGAAGAACACGGGCGCCGACAAGGTGCCGGGCGTGCGCGAGGAATTCGTGTGGTCGCCGCCGAACACGCTGAACCAGGGCACGCCGGGCGCGCGCGGTTCCATCACGCTGGGCGACGACATCACGCAAACGCCGAGCGTCATCACCCTGCTGCAGCGCGCCGACCTGTCCACGTTCCTGCACGAGTCGGGCCACTTCTACCTCGAGGTGCTGTCCGACATGGCCACCCGCGAGGACGCGCCGCAGGGCGTGAAGGACGACATGGCCGCCGTGCTGGCGTGGTTCGGTGTGCCGGACCTGGCCACCTGGAACGGCTCCGACATCGAGCAAAAGCGCAACCATCACGAGACTTTCGCGCGCGGCTTCGAGGCGTACCTGTTCGAAGGCAAGGCGCCCAGCGTCGAAATGGCCAGCATGTTCCAGCGCTTCCGCGCCTGGATGCTCAACGTGTACCGCTCGCTGTCGCAGCTCAACGTGACGCTCAACGACGAAGTGCGCGGCGTGTTCGACCGCATGCTCGCCACCACGCAGGCCATCCAGGAAGCCGAGGCCGTGCGCGGCTACGGCGGCCTGTTCGCCAGCAAGCCGGAATTCATGAGCGACGACGAGTGGCTGCGCTACCAGGCGCTCGGCCAGGATGCGACGCAGTCGGCCATCCATGACCTCGAGTCGCGGTCCTTGCGCGACATGCAATGGCTGTCGAACGCGAAGTCGCGCAAGATCAAGGAACTGCAGCGCGAGGCGGAAAGCAAGCGCAAGGCCGTGCGCGCCGAGGTGGAAGCCGAGGTCATGGCCGAGCCGATCAACCTGGCGCGCCGCTTCCTCACGCACGGCGAACTGCCGGAAGCCGACCGCACGCGCGCACAGCGTCGCACGCTGGAAGAGGCGGGCATGGTGGGCAGCAAGCTCAACCTGCCGGCGCTCAAGGAAATGTACGGCGACGCCCCGGCCGCGCCCTGGCGCTACCTGACCACTGGCGAGCGCGGCATGGCGACCGCCGAGGGCGGCCTGCATCCCGACGTGGTGGCCGAGCTTTTCGGCTTCACCTCGGGCGACCACCTCGTCCGCGAACTGTTGGCGGCTGAGAAGCCCGGCGAGAAAATCGAGGGCATCACCGACCAGCGCATGCTCGAGCGCTTCGGCGACCTGACCGACGCGCAGGCAATCTCGCGCGCCGCCGACGAGGCGCTGCACGACGAGGCGCGCACGCGTTTCGTGGCCGCCGAACTGGCCGCGCTGGAAAAGGCCATGAACGCGCGCGAGGACGCCGGCACCGATGCACGCGGCCGGCGCCGCACCGTGGCCACCCTGCCCCGCGCTGCGCGCCAGTTCGCCGAGGCGACCATCGCCCGGCTCAAGGTGCGCAACATCAAGCCGGCGCAGTACGCCGCCGCCGCAGCCCGCGCAGCGAAAGCCGCCGACGCCGCCTTCAAGAAGGGCGACATCCAGGCCGCCGCCGTCGAGAAGCGCAACCAGCTCGTGAACTCCTACGCCGACCGCGCCGCGCACGCCGCGCAGGCCGAGGTCGAGAAGGCCGTGGCCTACTTCAAGAAGTTCGACGCCGAGGGCACGCGCGCGAAGCTGGACGCCGAGTACCTGGACCAAATCGACGCGCTGCTCGCGCGCTTCGACCTGCGCAGCGGGCAAACGCTGCGCGCCATTGACCGCCGCAAGTCGCTGCTGGAATGGGCGGATAGCCAGCGCGAACAGGGCTTCGAGCCGGACATCCCGCCCGAGCTGCTGGTCGAGGCCGGCCGCAAGTCGTACAAGGACATGACCGTCGAAGAACTGCGCGGCCTGCGCGACACGGTCAAACAAATCGAGCACCTGGCGCGCTTGAAGCACAAGTTGCTCACCGCCAAGGACCAGCGCGAATATGAGGCCGTGCGCGATGAAATCGCGGCGTCCATCGTGGAACATGCCGGCGACCGCAAAGCCGACACCCGCACGCCGACCACCAACATGGGCCGCGCCGTGCAAGGGCTGCGCCGCTTCTTCGCCGCGCACGTGAAGGCCGCGACCTGGGCGCGCGTGCTCGACGGCGGCAAGGACGGCGGGCCGGTGTGGGAATACTTCATCCGCAGCGCCAACGAGCGCGGCGACCAGGAAACCACCATGCGCGCCGAGGCCACCGAGAAGCTGTCGGAAATCCTTGCACCGGTGTTCAAGCTGGGCAAGATGGGCGGCAAGGGCCAATACTTCCCGAGCATCGGGCGCAGCTTGAACCGCGAGTCGCGCATCGCCATTGCGCTCAACGTGGGCAACGCGTCGAACCTGCAGCGCTTGCTGGGCGGCGAGGGCTGGACCACGGCGCAGGTGCAGCCGGTGCTGGACAGCCTAAGCCGCGAAGAGTGGGATGCGGTACAGGCCATTTGGGACCACTTCGAATCGTACCGCCCGCTCATCGAGGCCAAGGAAAAGCGCGTGTACGGCAAGGCGCCCGAGTGGCTGGACGCCACGCCCGTGCAGACCCCGCACGGCGAATACCGCGGCGGCTACTACCCGGTCAAGTACGACCCGGCCGCCAGCCAGCGCGCCGAGGAACACGCGGACGCCGAAGGCGCCAAGCGCCAACTGCAGGGCGCGTACACCAGCGCCACCACGCGCCGCAGCTTCACGAAGACGCGCGCCGAGGAAGTCCATGGCCGGCCCTTGCTCTACTCGCTGGCCGGCCTGTACTCGGGCGTGAACGACGTTATCCACGACCTGTCGTGGCATGAGTGGCTTATCGACGCCAACCGCCTGCTCAAGTCCACCGCCATCGACAGCGCCATCCGCAACCACTACGGCCCCGAAGCCAAGGCGCAATTCAAGTCCTGGGCCGCCGACATCGCCGAGGGCGAGAAAGGCGCGAACAACGAGGGCGAGGTCGCCCTCGGCAAGCTGCGCCAGCAGGTGAGCGTGGCGGGCCTGGGCTTCAACGTGATGAGCGCGGCCCTGCAGGGTCTCGGCATGACGCAGTCCATCGTGCGCGTCGGCCCCACGCACATCGGCCGCGGCATTGCGCAGTACCTCGCGTCGCCGATTGAAAGCACGCGCAGCGTGAACGAGCGCAGCGAGTTCATGCGCAACCGCGCACGCACGCGCTACCGCGAGCTCAACGAGCTGCGCAACAAGGTGCAGGGCCAGCAGACCGACGTGCTCAAGACCCACGCCTATGTGCTGATGATGCGCTGCCAGCAAACCGTGGACGTGCCCACCTGGCTGGGCGCATACGACAAGGCCATCGGCGAAGGCAACGACGAAGAGCGCGCCATCGCGCTGGCCGACCAGGCCGTCATTGACGCGCAGGGCGGCGGGCAGACCAAGGACATCGCGGCCATCGAGCGCGGCGGCCAGGCGCTCAAGCTCTTCACGGTTTTCTACTCGTTCATGAATACTGCCTTCAACCTGGGCGTGGCCGAGACCATGACCGAGTCGAGCAAGGCGAAGCTGGCGGCCAAGTACCTGATGCTGTACACGGTGCCGGCGGTGCTGGGCACGCTGCTCAAGGACGCGCTCACGCCGGGCGACGCCGGGGACGATGACTGGAAGAAGCTGGCCAAGAAGCTGGCCGCCGCGCAACTGTCCTACCTCATGGGCCTGATGGTCGTGTCGCGCGAATTTGGCGAAGCGGCCAACATCGTCACCGGCCAGCACTCCAACGGCTACGCGGGACCGGCCGGCGTGCGCATGGTCGGCGACACGATGAAGCTGGGCCAGCAGGCCATGCAGGGCCAGTTCGATGACAGCTTCCGCAAGGCGGCCATCAATGTGGCCGGCGACCTGCTGGGCCTGCCCTCGGCGCAGATCAACCGGACCATCACCGGCACGAAGGCGCTGGCCGAAGGAAAGACCCACAACCCGGCGGCGGTCGCGTTCGGCTTCCAGGAGAAACACTAAGGGGTGTGCATACCGGCGACCCGGGGGGCAACAATGCCCCCATTCTCTCGGATCGCCGGACTATGACCGTTTCCACTACTACCCGTAAGGCGGGCCCGTTCATCGGTAACGGCGTAACCACCGCCTTCCCCTTCTCGTTCAAGGTCTTCGCAAAGACCGACCTGCGCGTCATCCTGACCGACGCGGCCGGCGCCGAGACCGTGCTGGAACTAGACGCCGATTACAGCGTCACGCTCAATGCCGACCAGGACAACAACCCGGGCGGCAGCGTCACATACAGCTATGGCGGCGCGATGCCGTCCACGCAGAAGCTCACCATTCTGTCCGACGTGCCGGTGCTGCAGCCGGTGGACATTGTCAACCGCGGCGGCTTCTTCCCCTCCGTTATCGAGGGTGGGCTGGATCGCGTCACCATCCTGGCGCAACAGGTGGCCGAACTGCTGGGCCGCACCCTACGCTTTGCGGTATCCGATTCTGCGTCCAACACCGAGCTGCCGACCGCCGCCGCCCGTGCCGGCAAGGCTATCGTGTTCGATGAGAACGGCAACATCGCCGTGAGCGACGCAGGATGGCAGGTTGAGGTCTCGCATGGCAACGTCATCCGTACCACCCACGTCAAGGGCGTGAACTTCGCAGCCGGCGGCACGCAACTCTTCCTGCCGTCCGACGGCTTCATCAAAGAGAACGTGCATATCCTGTTCGGCGGCACCGGCTATAGCGTCGAGTTGCAACAGACTGCATTCTCGCTGAACGGCGCCACGATCACGCTGGCCAGTCCCATCCCCAACGATGTCGAACAAATCGAGACTTGGTACATCCAGCCGCTCGCCGTCGGCAGCATTAATGACGGCGTGGTCACCGATGCGAAGGTGGCGGCAAACGCCGCCATCGACGCGTCCAAGCTGAACTTTGTACAGGCCGGCGCTGGCGCGGCAGCGCGCAGCGTCCGTGCGAAGTTGCGCGATGTGGTGAGTGTTAAGGATTTTGGGGCAGTCGGTGACGGGGTGGCTGACGACACAGCAGCTTTCCAGGCTGCGCTGGCCGTAGCCGACTCGATCTTCGTGCCGGCCGGCACGTACCGGGTTAGCGCGACACTCGCAAAGACGACCACGAAAGGTTTCCATATTCGTGGTGCCGGCATGGGGCTGACGTTCATCCAGCAGTGGATTGACGCGGATTTGTTCAGCATCAGCAACACCGGCGGCTCGACGCAATTCGCGTTCGAGGACATGACCCTGCAGCCGCGAGTGATGATGACGACCGGCGCGGCCCTGTCGATTCGCAACGACACCGCCCTGCCGTCCCTGCTCGTGCGCAACGTCTTCATCGGCCAGAGCTCTACGTACGAGTTCAAGTACGGCATCAACTGCCTGAACTGTACCGAAGCGCTGTTCGACCGTGTCGTGCAGTACGGCCTCGGCACAAGCAACTTCATCGCCTGGAAGTTCTCGTCTACCATCCCGGCCACCACGCCTAAGTGGTTCGGCTGCGCGGTGTACAACGCCCGTTACGGCGCGCACATCCTCAACACCGTTTCGCCAGGTATCGAAGGCGTGCAGTTTTACGGCTGCGATTTTGTGGGCGTTGCTTATGGCGTCCTGTACGAAAACGCTTACGGCACCGGGTACTTCCCGCCGCAGCTCACTTGGATGGGCGGCCATATCGCCGCTACGAGTCGCAACTTCGACCTCAACATCATGGCGCAGGCCACGATTGTCGGCGGCTTGTTCTACAACAGCGGGCCGGGGCCGATGATTAACCTGAACACGTGCTCGGACGTTCATATCTCCAACAACAAGTTCTTCAATGTCGGAGCGGGCACCCCTACCGGAATTGATATTTATTCGGGCACCGGCCCCATCAACCTGGGCGTCATCTCGAATAACTATTTCGGCTTGGGCGGCGGTTCCATGTGCATGCAGTTTAATGCCGGACAGCCGATATACAACGGCCAAATCAGCAATAACGTGCGGGCGACCGGCGCGAAAACGCTGAACGTGTTCAACGGCAGCAAAGACAGCTCCATTCGACTTTTCAACAACACGCCGGACGTTGAGGACTATTACGACACGGTAACGCTGTCGGGCTCGACCATGAGCATTGCCGGCAAACGGTCCAGGTTCCTCGGCGCGAACGGTGCCGGTACTGCCACTACCATGCCGGGCGGCTACCCGGGTGACACCATCACGCTCAAGTGCGACGGCGGCCTGACCCTGCAGCACAACGGCGCGGCCGGAGGTGGTTTCCTTCTGAAGGGCGCCGTGAACTTCACCTTTACATCTGGCTCCTTAATCACGCTCACCATGGCCAACGGGGGCTATTGGACCGAGGTGTCCCGGTCGGTGTAACGCCAGCGCGCCGTGAGTCGGCCTTTGGACATCAGGGGTGTGCATACCGTTAGGCAGCGCACAGACAATGGCCGCAATAATCAATAAGCCACGCGCCGGCCATGACCACGACGATTCCCCGCAGCCTGCTCAACATCCCCGACATCGTTCCCGGCGTAGTAGCCGACGGCATTGCCGACGACACCGCAGCTTTCACTGCCTTTGAAGCGCTGTACACCGGCATCGACGTGGACCTGGGCGGGCGCACCTTCAAGGTCACCGCCATCCCCGCGAAAAACCGTTATCGCAACGGAAAATTCCGCATCGGTAAGTCCGCGACGATTAACGCAACGCCCTACGCCTACACGCAAGACCAGCCCGCGCGCGGCGTGCCGCCGGTGGCCCCTTCTACTTCGCTGCTGCGTGATGCGCGCGGCTCGGTCTCGCGCGCCACGTTCACGCCGGTGCAGGTCAACGGCCTGCAGAGCTTCACCGTGGACGAGGTGGGCGGCAAGGTCTACGCCATGCACCTGACCGGCTCGGGCGCCGCCGAGGTGTCGTATGTGAACCGCTACGCCATGTCGCCGGGCAGCGCCACGCTGGTGGCCGAAGGCACGTCCCTAAGTTCCGCGCAGCTCGGCCACCAGGGGCTCACGCTCGAGTACCGCAACAACGGCACGGTAAAGCTGTGGGGCGCCGTGCGCTACGAGGCGACCAACTACCCGCTGGGCCACCGCCAGGTCATCCGCTTCGACTATTCGACCGGCGGCAACCTGGCCAACGTCGAGGCGTACACCCTCTTCGGCGCCGAGTTCGCCTACACCGGCAACGCCACCCTGCCCGCTATCTCGTACGACCAGCGCTTCCTGATGGCCGTGGGCCGCAAGGACAGCCGCACATTCTTCGTGCGCGTGTTCGACCTGGCCACGCTCGTGGCCGGCGGCGCGGGCGACTACTCGAGCCGCTGGGTCTACGAGTGGCAGATTGACGACGACATCCTCACCGACGACGTGGGCGGCACCTTCACCCCGGTGCAGGGCATCGCCTGCGACGGCGCCACCGTCTACGTGCTGGCCGGGAATTCCTCGACCAACGGCAAGCGCATCCACGCCTACACCATCGACGGCGTGCGCACGCAGCGCCAGGACAATGTGTCGGTGGGCCTGACCCAAGCGCAGGCCGACGGCGCCGGCACCTTCTACGAGCCCGAAGGGCTGGCCCTCTATCGCCCCGATTCCGGCGCCCCGTCCCTGGCCGTGCTCATCGTGTCCGGCAGCGGCGGCGCCCGCGTCAATCGCATTTGGGCGCTCGGCCACAGCCGCGACATCACCGAGGCCAACGGGCGCCTGGCGGCCGGCCAGTGGACGCCCACCGTGGCGGCGCTTGGCAACGTAACCGCGGTCACCCCGTTCGCCAGCACCTACAGCCGGGTGGGCGACGTGGTCAGCTTCGCCGGCCGCGTGAACATGCAGGCCACAGCCGCCGGCGCCGCCTCGTTCTCGATGAGCTTGCCGATTCCTTCGGACTTCAATTCGCTGTCGCAGGGGGCCGGCACTGTCAACACGCAGCTTGCGGGTTCGAACATCACCGGCGCCATCCTGGCCGAGCCGACCACCGACACGCTCACGGTGCAAATCAACGCCATCGACGCGGTCAACCGGGCGTTCTCGTTCACCGGCCAGTACCTCGTGCGCTGACCTACCGGACACCCTATGGAAACCTACGAGCAGCTTGCGGTTCGCGTCGAACACCTTGAAACCAGCTTCGAGGACCGGCGCAAGTTCATCCACGAATTGAATAATCAACTGCAGCGTATCTCGGGCTTCGCCGACATAGCCCGCGCGATGCACGAGCTGCACACCGAGAACGGCCGGAAGATCGACGCCATCATCGAGCGCAACGTGCAGGCCGACGCGGCCATGTCCAAGCTCGTGGCGGGCTTCCCTGATGGCGACGCCGAGGCGCACCGCCGCTACCACGAAGCCATCATCGAACGCATCGAACTGCGCAACAAGATCATCCGCGAAGCCATGGTCAAGGTCGCCGGCTCGGGCTTCCTGGCAGGCGCCGCGTGGCTGGCTTACGCGGTGTGGCAGGCGTTCATCGTTTCCGTTCACAAAGGGGGCTGACATGCTCATGACCGTACTGTCGATGCTGGGCGGGGGCTTTATGCGCCTGCTGCCCGAAGTGCTCGGCCTGCTCAACAAGAAGACCGACAACCAGCACGAACTCGCCATGCTCGACAAGCAGTTCGCGCTCGAGCAAACGCGCGGCCAGATGAAGCTGCAGGAAGTCCAGGTCACCGGCGACATTAACCAGGTGCTCGGCCTGCTGGACGCGCAGAAGGAAGCGCTGGCCGGCCAGATGCAGAAGATTGGCGTGTGGTGGGCCGACGCGCTCAACTTCCTGGTGCGCCCGCTGACCACCTACTTTTTCCTCGCCATGTACGGCGCGGTGAAGGTGGCCACGCTGGTGGTCGCGCTGTCGGGCACCGACCCGTGGCACGCGATCCTGCAATGCTGGTCCGAGGACGACAAGGCCATCCTGTCCGGCATCCTGGCGTTCTGGTTCGTCGGCCGCGTGTTCGACAAGAAGAAATGAGGGCCGCACTCGACGGCCTGGTGCTGGCCATCAAGCTCATCATGGGCAGCGAGGGCTGCTGCCTGCGCGCCTACCCTGACCCCGCCTCGCCGCTGTCCGAGGCGCTGGTCAAGCGCGGCCTGCTGCAGCACCTCAAGGACGGGCGCATCGTCGTGCCGTCCGACCTGCGCCACCTGTCCGGCGCGCCCTGGACAATCGGATGGGGCGAGACTGCCGGCGTGACCATGGGGATGGTCTGGACGCAGGAAGAGGCGGACACGAAGCTGCGCGCCCGCGTCGGCTTCTTCATGCTCGAGTCCATGCGCAAGTGCCCGCAGCTATTCCTCGAGCCGCCCGAGCGCGCGGCGGCCTGCACCAGCCTGGCCTACAACATCGGCCTGGGCGCGTTCGGTGCCAGCTCGGTCTGCCGCAAGACCAAAGACCAGGACTTCGCCGGCGCTGCCCGGTCCTTCCTGCTGTGGAACAAGGCCGGCGGCCGGGTCATGCGCGGGCTCACGCTGCGCCGCCAGGCCGAGGCCGGCCTGTACTCGCAGCCGGATCACGCGCCCGCCTGACACGATAAAATCGCTGGCATGCCGCCGCGTGCCCCCATGCGCAAGTACGCCCTGTCCATGGGGCTGGGCATCCCCGCGAGCGTCGAGAGGTACAACGGCGCGGGCGGCGCGTGGTCGGTGGTCTTCGAGCAGTTGCCGCTGTCGATGTACAACGAGGCGAGCCGGGGCTACCACGAAGACCGCAACATCCCGTTGCCGCCCCACCCGGTCATCTACTGCCGCGACATTCACCGCGCGCAGGAAGTCGCCTTCATGGTCTTCGCCGCCGAGGCGCTGGTCGAAGCACGGGTGCCCGGTATGTGGTTCCTGGGCAGCTTCCAGCCGTACCACGCCTACCCGTTTGAAGAGCGCGACCTGGACCTGCTCTACGACGGGCAGGCCGAGTACATGCGTCAGCAGCATGGCGCGTTCGGTTCGAACGCGACCATCGAAAAGGCCGTGCGGATCGCCGCCAAGGCGTCCCGGCGCCGCTCGCACCAGTACGCGCTGGTCAAGTTCGTATTGAGCCTGCACGACACCTACATCGAGCCGGCCGACCTGTACCCCGGGGAACACGACTTCTACCACGACGAGCACCGCGCGAGCAGCCACCCCGCCGACCACATCATGCGTACGCGCGCTATCGTCGGCGCGTACGGGGTCATCGAAGAGCTGGGCCTGGACGTGCGGGCGTCGCAGAAGGAACCGGCCCTGCTGCCGAAGCGGGCAGGCTGGAACCCGACCATCAAGGCCGGACTGGCACGCCGCCTGCTCGCCGCTGGCGTAGACATCGACCGCCCGTTCCCCTGGCATGTTCGGGATGGCCCGCGGCGCTTCATCGAAAAAGAATCGCGCGAACGGACGTTCGACCCGACACCGGCGCCGTGGGCGAGTGGCCCCGTGCGGGACCAGCGGGTCACCATCTTCGACGCCATCAATGTGTGCTCGTGGATGCGCAGCAAGGTATCCGCGCACCGGGTATCGAAGTACGCCGCGACGGTGACGGGCACGGACGTGAACAACTGCCAGATGGTCGCGCGCCGCCTGCTTCTTGAGTCGCTGGACGAGTGGCCCAAGAGCGACGACGCGGGCGCGGCGCAGAAGAATCTCGAGCGCCGGCGGCTGTTGCTCGAGTCGCTGGCCGAGCATCCGCAGCGTGCTATTCAACCTCCTGCGCCTGTTGCGGATCAAGCACTTACGCCGCCCGAACCGACGCCGGAATAGCACAGTTGCGGGCGGGTAAGTACCTGATAGAATTGCAGATTGCGCTGCTTGGCTGGACAGGCTACGAACCAGGGGGTCGTGGGTTCGAATCCTGCCGGGCGCGCCAAAATCCGCTTTAAATTCAAGGGCTTAGATCGTTGCCAAAGGCAACCTTCTAGGCCCTTTGCGTAATTCGCGGGTATCTGTGTTATTGAATTACGCAATTTCCCCTATGATGTAGCCTGGGTCGAGGTATTCGCTTCGTGGATAGCCGGCGCGTCCGGCAACGGCATCCAGTGCGTGACTTGATGCCACTCCCAGCACTGGCCGTCATCGTGCGGGTTGTCCCAATATCGGAACGACTGGTACGTGTCCTCGTAGCCTGGGTGTTCCCATCGCAGCTCGCCAATTGCCGGCACGCCGTCCAGCAGAATAATGACTGGCGTTTCATCCGGCGGCAGACGGTCCTCGGTGCTCGTCCAGCCTTTTGGATCGGATACGCGCCGCACCTCAATCTCGTACGTTGGCACGTCGTCCACGCTGATCGTTTCAACGAACCCAACGCCAACCTTTTCGATTACTGCCTTGAGACAGTCACTCGTCACGTCTTGAGGCTCCCCGATGAACGCGGTCCCGGCCTTGTTCGGACGCCCCGCTTTGATGCGATTCCCGAGCGCCGTGCATGCGATTCGAATGCTCATTCTTTAATCACCCTTAGGTTATTGATTGTTGTGTAATTGGGCCTAAGCCCGTCCTTGCGAATCAACTACTTACAGCGCCCGAACTGCGATTTGAATTACGCAGTTTGGTCTTCCTAACTACCTGATACTAAACAACATTTCCCTGTAGCAATGCGCCGGCTACGAACCAGGGGGTCGTGGGTTCGAATCCTGCCGGGCGCGCCATTAAATCAAGCACTTACCCCGTTGTCGAAAGGCGACACTGTGCAATTCAAACGGGGTTGTGCAATTCAAAACGGAAAGTTGCCTAAGGTTTAGGCAACGTCTTCGGCCGCCATCGCGTTTAGCTTGGTGGCCAGCCGCTCGAAATCGGCCTGCAGCATCGCCGGCAAAATCTCGCAGTCCATCACGTTGAGCGCCGTGGTCAGCGCCGCGACCTCGGGCTCGGTTGCCGCCCACCGGCCGCCGACACGGTTGTGCCGTGCCTCGACTTCGGCAAGCGCCTGCGCGCCGGCCATGAGCGCCTGCAGCCATTCGTGGTTGCGCCGTTCCTGGGCGTACAGGCCGCACACATTCGTGAGACCGGCCAGCTCGCGCCAGTGGTCCTCGGCGCCCTCTCGCGCTGCCAGCACCTCGCGGAACATCCGCATCGGCAGCATCAAGTTCTTGCGGGCGGCGCTCATCGTGGTGCCCTTTCGCTTCGTGCTCATGGTGTGGCGTCCTTGCCCGCCTGGGCGTCCGTGCCGGCCGTCACGGCTCGCCGCCAAGTCTTGCCCTGGCGGACGTTGCGGATAGCCTTGGGCGTCACGCCGAACACGCGCGCCAGTTCGCTGGTGCTGGACCGCGAACTGTAAATTGCGACTGCATCGGCGGCGGTCAGCTTCGCCTTACCGTGTGCTTCGCCGTGGGCGCCGCGGTTGCGCAGAACCCGGTCCCGCGCATTGTCCAGCACGGTGCCGTCTTCAAGGTGGCCGGGGTTGCAGCACAGTGGCGTGTCGCACGTGTGCCGCACTACCTCGGCGGCCGGGCGCCCGAAGATCAATTCAAACGCAAGCCGGTGGGCGGGAATCTTCGCGCCGTACAGCCGGAACATCCCGTAACCGTTTGAGTACGGCGCGTCGCGCCAAAGCCAACACTGGTTGGCGCGCCCCACATCAACCTTCGACCAAAAACGGGCGATGTCGTGCGGGCGCAATTTTTCATGGTTCATCGTAAAGGCTTAACTCTCTCCGCTTTTCGCCTGTAAATGCGGTCAGTTGTACGGCTGTCGGCGTGGGCCAGGAGTGCCCGCGCATGCTCCAATGTTTCGGCGTCGCTGGCGCACTTGGCGCGCAGGTCGTGCTCGGTGAATCGTTCTACTACCTTGGACTCTTTCAAGACCCTATCCATAAAGCGGCCCCACATCGAGTCCCAGCCGTGGGCCTCGCCGGTGGCATCGTCCACGTAGCACGCGCCGTCGCGGTTGCAGAACAACCAGGGCGCGATATGCACTGGCCGCGACGCCTTGGCCATGTCCACCGCCGCGCGCAGCTCGTCGGACCACTCGTAAATCACGGCCTTACCGGTCGTGTTCTGCGTCTTGTGCGGCTGCACGTGGACGCCGTCGTCGCGGCAGTCGGTCACGCGCAGGCGCAGCAGGTCGCCGCGGCGCATGCCGGTGAGCAGCTTGACGCGCATATATGCCTGGATGGCCAGCACGCTGCCCTTCTTGCGCCGGCTGGCCAGCGCCAGGCACTCGACCACTTCCCAGTCGTCCACGTAACGCGTGCGCGGCTTTTCACCCTCGAGCCGCACCTGGCCGAGAAACGGGTGGCGCGCGATGTCGCCCCATTCCACGGCCTTGGTGAAGGCATGCGACAGCACCTCGACCTCGCGGTGAGCCGCCGTCTTGCCGCCCACCAGCCTGCCCTTCTCGTTCGTCTTCTTCGTGCTGCGCGCCCGCACGTACTTGTACACGAGCTGCGGCGTGACCTCGTCCAGCCGCAGCTTGCCCAGCACGGTGCGCAGCTTGGCGATGTGGCGCACGTTCTCGGTGCGCGACTTCGCGGCCTTGAGCGGCACCACTTCGGCGGCGTAGCTGTCCAGCAGGTCGGCCACCGTCTTCGCCTCGCTACGCCCTACCCGCTCGGCCCACACCTTGTACGCCTCGGGCAGCGTGGCCCCGAGCCGGAATTGCTTCTTTCCGTCCCACAGCGCTTCGAGACCCTTGGGCACCGAGTAGAAGTAGGCGCCGTGGTAGTGGCGCCATCCTCTCGGCAGATGCTTGTTATGGGCGCTGCGCGGACGGGGCATTTAGACCTTGCTCCAATCTGGCTCGTTTTTAGTAACGCTGATTTTAGCAGTTGCTAACGCACCGTCAAGCAATTTTTCCACATGCGAGCGCAACACCACGAGCGAAGCGTCTGGCCTTTGTCGGTGCTCAATGCCCATTGCGGCGAGCACCTGACGCTGCGAAGCGCGGCGCGTGCGCCGCGTCAACTGGACGAGTTCGTCATCGGTGAGGAACATTCCCGAATCCATGCTGCTGTGATGCTGGCCGGCGTGGCCTTGCGTGCGCGGTGCTCGCGTGCGCACTGCGCCTTGGTCTTGGGCTTAGGCTTCCTGCGGTTCGACCCTGGCCCGGCCGCGTACACCGGGACAGGCACGGCGCCGTACAGGCCGCGCTCGACCTGGCCCCACCGCTCGATGTGAGCCGGCCGCGTGGCGGTGGGCTGGCCCACCATGTCGGCCAGCGCGCGGTTCACGCTGCGCCGCGTGACGCCCAGCAGGTCCGCCAGCTCGTCCGATTCCATCGGGCCGTGCTCGTCCAGGTAGCGGACGATGAGCGACTTAGTCGGGCTACGCATCACAGCATTTCGATGCGCGGTCCGATCACCGTTTCGCGCACGAGATACGAATTCCGCACATAGCCATCGGACACGAAAGGCACGCCTTGAATAGTCGTCGGAACCAACGTCATGCACTGCCGAGACAAGCTGTCCGACACCAGGATGTCGCGGTCCATCCTGGTCAGCACCACGACCACCGGGCGGTCGCCCATGTTGATGGCGCCCACCACCTGCTGCAGCCGCCTCATGGCCGCGCCTCGCCCTGTTTGGCCTCGGCCAGCAGCGCGCCATAAGCGATGTTGTCCTCGGCGCTGTCGGCGTGGTAGCCGGGCGCGTTGAACAGGCGCACCTGCTTGAGAATCTGCAGGAACAGCCAGCCCTCGGCCTCGCTCAAGTCGCGGCGCGTGATGGCGTTGAACGCCGTGACGATCCTGGCCGCGCTGCGCTCGCCGGTCGGCTGGTCGTACTGCTTGCCGCGCTCGGCCAGCAGGCAGGCCGCCTTCTGCAGCATGGCCGGCGCCGTGGTCGGCGCGAGCTGGGCGGCCACCTCGCTGTGCAGTTCGGTGAAGTCGATGCCCTGCGCACCGGCCGCTTCCGCCTGCCGCAGCCGCTCGTTGGTGTGGGCGAATGCCACCGCCTCGTCGTTATTGACCGCGCAGGCGTGCGTGCTCGGCTCGTGATATTCCTTGTGCCGCTCGCAATTCCTGCAGTAGTCCGGCCCGTCCGGCGCCTGCGATCCGCTGTTCGCTTCGAATTTCATTTGATACCTCTTCTTTTCATGGCTTCCAATAACAAGTCCTGCACCTCGCGCTTCGAGTCCCGGCGGGCCATGACCAGCTCGTCCACCGTGTCGCGCGCGATGATGTGGTAGATGAACACCGGCCTGTCGTGGCCCGCCTGTAGCTGGCGCGTGGGGCCGATGCGTTCGATGATTTGCTGGTATTCCTCGAGGTTCCAGTTGTGACCGAAAAACGCCAGGATGTTGCCGCCGTCCTGCAGGTTGAGGCCGTGCCCCGCACTGGCCGGGTGCGCGAACAGGACCGGGATTTTTCCGGCGTTCCAGTCGCGTATGGTCTTCGGGTCGGCGTCCAGTTGCCGGCCCTTCGGGAACGCGCGCAGCAGGCGCGCCAGGTCCGACTTGAAGTGGTAGGCCACCAGCACGGGCGCGCCGGCCGACTCTTCGACAATTTCCTCGAGCGCCTGCAGCTTTGCGTCGTGTACCTCTTCCCACTGCTCGCTGTTCTCGCCCACGTAGGCCGCGCCGTTGGCGAGCTGCAGGCATTTCATCGTGCGAGCGGCGGCGCTGAACGCCTCGACCTCGTGCTCGCCGATGAGCGTGTACATTTTCTTTTCCATCTCGTCGTACATGCGCCGGGCCTTCGACGGCAGGTCCACGTAGACCGGTACGACGATGGGCTCGGCGATGTCCACGAAGTCGCGGATGTCGAGCGTGAGGCAGAGGTCGCGCAGCTTGTCCTCAATCTGCTGCTGGGCGAACGGCAGCGGCGTGATGTTGAAACCGTCGAAAGACTTCTGAAACCACCGCTGCGTGAACGCGGTGAAGCTGCGGCCCAGCCGCTCCCCGCCGTCCAGGAACCACGTCTGCCCCCACAAGTCGGCCAGGCCGTTCGGGCTGGGCGTGCCGGTCAGGTTCGACCAGCGCTTCACATGCTTGTGCGCGACGCGGCCCAGCACCTTGGCGCGCGCGGTGCCCTGCTTCGTGCGGAATCCCTTGAGCTTGGTGGACTCATCGGCCACCACCTTCTCGAAGGGCCACACGCGTTTGGTCGCTTCCAGGTGCTCGGCCAGCCAGGGCAGGTTTTCGTAGTTGATCGAGAACACCGACGCATTCGTGTTGCGCAGCGCCGCGGCGCGCGCCTTGGCGTCGCCCACGATGGGCTGCACTTCGATGTGCCGCAGGTGGTCCCACTTCACGGCCTCGTCGGGCCAGGTGCTCGCGGCCACGCGCAGCGGCGCGCACACGAGCGTCGGCCCGGTCAATTCGCCGGCCAGGTACATGAAGTCCAGCGCGGTCATGGTGGCCGTGGTCTTGCCCAGCCCCATGCCTGCGAACGTGCCGTTCCTCGGCACCTCGATGACGTGGTCGATGATCGGGCCTTGCCACGCCCGGGGAATGAACTGCCGGCGGGTCATCCGCGCACACGCAGCGGGCAGTCGTCGCCCTGGTTGCAGTCGAAGTTGTGGCCGTACGCGCAGCAGTTCGGCACGTCGATGTGTGCGGCATCGCGTTCGAGCGCGCGGTCGGCGCGACCGGCGGCGACCAGGCAGGCCATCAGGGTCATGCCCGCATAGGCGCCGATGGCCAATGCGAGCAGCAGGAAAACAATGGGGTGTGCGACAGACAGCGAGGCGGTGGTTTCCATCATGCGACCCCTTCAAGAAATTTATCAACGGCCTCGATGGAATCGAGGACCACAACCTGCTGGCCCATCTTGCGCATGCGCTCGTGCTCGCGCGCCTGGTGGTCCTCGGCCACTTCGCCGGGCCGCTTCAACTCAACCCACGCTGTCGTCGGCTGGTGCAGCCGGCCAGTGAGCGCCGCGGCCATCGCCTCGCGCACTTCCGTGGCCGTGATGCGTCCGCCGCGCGCCAGTTCGGAATACGCCGGCAGCATCACGATGCGATCCGGCGCGCCGCGGCGGCCGATCCATTTGACTTTGCGCACCTCGCCGCCCAGCGCCTTCACGCGCTTGACGAGGTGCTGCTCGACAATGGCTTCACGCACCGCGCACCCCGAGCAGCTTGCGCAGTTCCTTCTTGTGGGCTTCGACGGCCTGGCGCACGCGCAGGTCGATAAGTTCATTGACCTGCCGGTCCAGCACACCGCCCAGCCATTCCCGGGCTTCCGGCGCCACGTCCTTCACCGTGAAGGACAGCTCGTAGTCGCCGCTGCGGACAACCAGCACGGGCAAGTGCTTGTCGCTGTTGTCGATGTGGTAGCTCATGGACCCACCACCAGCATGACGACGATGGCGATGACCGACGCCACGAGCAGAACCTCGGGCGCGTACTTGCGCAGCCAGGAACGGCGCGGCGGCTTGGCGCGCCCGAAGGTGTATTCCTCGTAGGCTTCCTGCAGCGTGCGCGACAGGTTGTCGCCGCCGTAGTACGGCGCCTTGTGCGTTTTGAAGGTCTGATGCAGCGGCTTCTTTTTCATGCTGCACCTGCTTTCATCCACTCGGGCGTGGCCGGCATGTCGAACTGGAACGGCAGGCAATCAACGATGCGGCGCTGTTCCGCCGGCGCGAAATGCTCGATGTTCTGCAGGACCGTTTCGAGGCCGACCATGTGCTCGCCGAGCTGCGAGCGCACGTGGAACAGCACTTCGTCGTGCGGATAGCCGAGGCCAAGATTCGTGCCGAGGTTGATGAGTGCAGGCGGCGGGCTTTCGATGCCCGGCGCCAGGTTAAGCTGCGATTCCATCTTCATGGTCTGCCCCGCTGGGTTGTGGTTGATTGTGAGCACGATATTAGCAAACGCTAACGCGTTTAGCAACAGCCCACATCAATCTTTTTTGTACCTGTAGCTTTCGAATCCAGCGGCAGCCAGCGGCAGACCGGCGGCCCATGGGGGGTTAGCAGCGATGAGCGAGGCCAGGTGCTCGGGGTTGAACTCGGGTTCGTCCGGCGCTTCCGTGATGTCTTCGTCGTGGACCGTTAGCAAAATGTCGTAGCCGGCCGCCTCGACGCTGGGCATGTTGTGCGCGATCACGTCGCGGCTGGCGGCCTGGGTCACGTTCTCGGCGAGCTTGCCGCCGTAGGTCTTGATGCGCGACCACTTGCGGCTGTACTGGTTCACGCCCATGTAGCTGATGGCGTTGTCCTCGCCCACCTGCGGCGACGGGTAGCAGAGGAAGCGGCCCGAGGGCAGGCGGATGCGCAGCCACGCGCCGTCGCGACGAATCTTGAGCCGGCGGCAGTCGAACGTGACGCCGGGCCGGTTGATGGCCGCGCGCACCATGTCGCCGAGGTCGCGCCAGAACTGGACCACCTCGGGGTGGGCCTGGCGCCATGAGCGTTTGAACGACTCGCACACCATGAAGGCGCGGTCGGACAGGCCGAAGGTGCTGCGGCGCTGGCGCTTCGTCCAGTCCAGCATGCCGGCCGCCTCGTCCCAAATGTCGGCGGGGATGGCGCTTTCCGCTTCCTCGGCCATGGCCTCGAGGTCCAGGTTGTACGCCGCGGCGAAGGTCAGGAACGCGCCGACGCCGCCCTCGTAGCCGAGCGCCAATTCCTGCACCTTGCCCACCTGGCGCTGGTCCTTGGTCACGTCCTCGGGCCGGATGCCGAAGGACTTGGAGTACGCCAGCTTGTAAAGGTCGTGCCCCTTGCGCACCGGCTCGCCTTTGCTGTCCAGTTCCAGGGCGATGACCTCGCGCCGCAGGCATGCCGCGTAGAACTCGGGGCCGGTGTACCACTTGCCGTCCTTGCCGAGCACGGTGTCGTAGTCGGCGAACGCGCGCAGCTTCCACTTCTCGCCGGCCAGCCACGCGAGTTTGCGGCCCTCGATGTTCGACAAGTCGGCCACCACCAGCTTCTTGCCCGGCGTGGGCACGATGCAGCCGCGCATGGCCGAGCTGGCCAGTTCCATCACGTTGTCCGTGACCAGGTCTTCGCAATCGGCCTTCATGGCTTCGATGCCGGCGTCGATGGCCGCTTGCTTGAGGGTCGGGCGCATAAGGTTCTGCGGTTGCCATAGGCGCCCGGCCCACCGGCCGGTGCGGCTCGCGCCACAGAACTGCAGCAGGCCGCGCAGCCGGTGGTCGCGGCTCGCGCCATTGATGAGCGTTTTGTACTTGCTGGTGCTGGTGGTCGCGGACTGCAGCCGGATGGCCAGCAGCTCGCGCAGCGCCCACGGCAGGCTCGCGTCTTCAATGCGCCGTTCCAGGGTGGACTTCTGCAGGTCGGGCAGGTCCACGCCGTAGTCGCACAGCAAATGCGCGAGCAGCGCGTCGCGCTGCGTGGCGCGCTGCACGTCGCCGTTGGTCAGTTCGACGGTGCGCGCGGCCAGGCGCTTCTGCGCACGCTCGACGGCGCGGATGGCGGCGTGCGCGAGGTCCACATCCACCAGCACGCCGCGCTCGTTGATGCGCTGGTCCAGGTGCCACAGCGCCAGCTCGGCGGCCTGATAGTTCCAGGTCGGCATGCGCTGACCGATGGCGCGCATGGATGCAATGTCGAGCTTGGCGTATTCAACGAACTGCGCCCACTCGACCGGGTGCGTGCGGGCCGTGGCGCGGCCCCGCTTCAAGTTCTTCGCCGGCGGGATGCAGAACAGGCGCACCAGGGTGCGGCCGATTTTTAGCTTTCGCTGGTCCTGGGGCAGATTGAATATCTCGCACAGCGTATCGAGCGAGCCCGGCAGGCCGTGGGCCAGGGCGCGGGCCATCGAGCAGCGCCAGCGCTCGAGCGGCACGGCGGCGAAGAACCACGGCATCGCGTGGCGCAGCACCGTGCGGTCGAACATGACATTGTGGAACCACACTTCGAACGCCGGGTCGTGCGCGGCGTCGTACAGGTCGCTCGGGATTTTCTCGCCGGCGGCCACGTCCCAGCACTTCACCGGGCCATCGTCCAGGGCGTAGGCGAACAGCAGCACCTCGGCCTTCTCGGCGTAGCGGTGCGTGCCGCTCTTGAGCGGCACCTCGCTGAATGTCTCAAGGTCGGCCCATAATTTTCTTGTCGTCGTCGTCGTCACGCAGGCGCCTCTTCCAGTTCAAGCTCGAGGCGGTCCACGTCGCTTTGCAGTTCGCTGACTTTGTCGTCCAGCAGCGCGGCCTCGCTGCGCCAGTGGTCGGTTTCTTCGATGCAGCGCGCGGCGTACGCCTGCTGCACGGCCAGGTTGTTCGGCTCGATGTACGCCAGCCGCTCGAGCTCTTCCACGGTCATGTTTCGGTACAGCATGTCGGCCCCTTTCGTTGTTCGTGTTGCCTATTCCCGAGCTTGCCGCCTATCCCCTTGCGGGCTTCCTGCGGATTGAGTAACGACAGCACCCCCGAAAGTCCAGATCGCGGGCGGGAGTGCGTAACCAGCTCGGGCTTTTTCCCGCGCGGCAAACCGCAGGTTGGATTTAGGAAGCCCCCGCTATTCGGTGGTGCGCCAGCAAGTTGGCCAACCGGCAAGCGCGGCCAATGCGGTGCCGGACACTGGCGCACCACCGAATAGCCCTGGCCGAAGCCAGGGCGGGCACTTAGGCCAGGTCGTCCACGGCGTCGGCGCCCTCTTCGATGCTGTCGAAGTCGTCGTCACCAGCCACGCCGCCGCCGGTGAACGCGTCGCCGTCCTTGTAGAACTGCACGCCCATGAGGGTGGCGTTGATACGCTTGCCGTAGTTGTTGTCCTGCGCCCACAGCTCGATGACACCGTTGACGTAGCAGCCGGCGTACGGGCGGCCATCGGCCAGGGTCAGCGGCGACTTGTCGCGGTCCAGCACCGTCGGGCGCTGCACGTTGCGCGCGTTCACGAAGAGCATGCCCTCGTAGCCGGCGTATTCCGACTTGGTGTCGCCGTTGTGCAGCGCGGTCTTGTCGGCCGCTTCCATGGCCTTCTTGATGGCCGGCCACTTCGCGCCCCACTTGTCGGCGCCGACCTTCTCGATGGCGGCTTTGATTTCCTTAGCCGCGGGGTGGTCGGGCGCGAACAGGAAGGCCGCGCTGTGGGCGGGCTTGCCCTCACCGTTCACGGTCTTGGCTTCGAACAGTTGCGGGAATGCGAGGCGGACGTTTGCGAGTTTGATTTTCATGGTGGTGCCTTTCAGATAGTTGGAATTTCGAGTTCGACCGTGCTGTAGTTGTGCAGCGCGGCCTGCGAGAAGAGCCGGGAGTGCTCGCGCTTCACGCGCTTGATGGCCTGGTCCACGGCGCGTATGCGCGCCATGGGGTCCGTGTCGGTAACGCGGGTTGCTGCCGCTCGGCGAAGCAGCGCCTGCGCATCGAGCGGCAGCAGGTTGTGAACAGTTGCGTTATGCGAGGCGTCGTGCGTCATGGGTTACACCAGGTCGGAAAGGTCAGCGGTTTCGGCTTCTGCCGGTTCTGCTGCGGTCACGTCATCGAAGTCATCCACAACCGGCTCGATGACGACAGCCGGTCGCTTGTCCGATTCGGGCGCCACGGACAGGCCGCCCTCAGCTTGGGTAATGAGCTGCTGCAGCTTCGGCCACTGCCGCTCGCCGATGGTCCCGGCCTTGGCCAGCTTCTCGGCGGTCGTCGGGCTGATGAGCTTGAAGTCGTACATTTCTTCCTTCTTCAAGCGCATGCCCTTGAGCGTGGTTTCGACCACCTGGGCGTCGGCCCACTGGCGTGCGCCCTTCTTGCCCTGCACGAGCTTGAAGCCCGGCACGCTGCGGCCGGCCAGCAGGTCCGACTCGGCACGGGCGCGCACCGCCTTGCACCACGACTCGATGAAGTCCAGGTGCCGCATCAGGTCCGCGATGTGCGGGCCATCGCTTTGCTCGATGCGTTCCATGGCCGCGCTGATTTGCGGCTCGAGCGGCAGGGTCAGGTCCACGAAGTCGTCGGCCACGGTGTTCAGCGCGAGCTGCGCGGCGGACGGGCACTTACCCTTGGCCTTGCAGAACTTGCACTGCTTGTCGCCCGGGGTGTAGTCCTCGGCCGACGGCGGCGTGGTCTTGCGCATGTCGAACAGGTACATGGCCTTGTCGGCGGCAGGGCGCAGCGCGTCCTTGGCCCACGCCAGCAGCGTGTCGGCGTCGCACTCGTCGGCGTCCACGTGGTCCAGGCGCGGCTGGTGAATGCACCAGGACACCCGGGTGTAGTCGCCGAGGGCCGAGAACTGGTCGAAGGCGCCGAGCGCGTAGATGCGCATTTGCTCGTTGCCCTCGGCGTAGACACGCACGCCGCGGCCGAACTTCAAGTCGTTCACGTCGATTTGCATGGTGCCGTCGGCCCACTCGATGAGCAGCACCACGTCGCTGGTCCCGAACTGGCCGGGCTCGCCGACGAATTCCGAGAAGTCTACGCGCACCTCGACCAGCAGTTCGACCGACACGGCGCCGCGCAGCTTGAATTCCTCGATGCGGGCGTAGATCGCGTCCACGTAGGTCTGGACGTGGGCCGCCATGTCCTCGGTGCATTCGATGGTCTTGTGCGGGCCGACATCGACACGGCGCCCGATGTACGCGGCGGCCGGCTTCTTCTCGGTCAGCGCCCATTCGGCGACCTGGTGGGCGGCGGTGCCTTCGTCCGCGAACGCGCTGGACGAGTCAGGGCAATCCGCCTCGAGCGCCAGCGAGGCCGCGCAGCGCATCCACTTCGATGCGCCCGAGGGCGACAGGCGAGCGTGTTGCGTGCTATCGCCCATGGTGGTGCCCCTTGTTCCGTGCGCGGTTCGTGGCTTTGCCGGCCGCGCGCTTCACCTGCGCGGCGTTCTTGTGGCGGTCGTTGCGCGGGTAGCTCGGCGCGATCCAGGCGAATCGGCGACCGTACGGCGATGCGAATGCCCGGGGCGCACCCGCGCTACGCGAGCCGCCCGACACGAGCCCGGCGCCGGTGCTCATGAGTGCCGCCGCAAGCATTGCGACTTGGGAGCGGCCGAGCATTAGGCAAGCTCCGCTTCGCCGGCGACCGGGTCGTACTCGCCGTCCAGCACCTTCTGCGCGGTGACGACGAATTCGGCGTACTGGTCCTGCTTGAGTTCCGGCCCTTTCGCGGCGCCGAAGCGCTGCAGCAGCGCGGTGACCTTGTCGCGGCCCTGCTTCGATGCGATGGTCAGGATGAGCGACTTGACCTGGTCGTAGCTGACTTCTTCACCGGCGCCCGTACTCGGTTGCGCATCGGTGGTGCTCGAGGTCTTGTCTTGCGCAGCGGCCGGCTGGGCCGTGGTTGCCGGCGTGGCACCAGGGGCGGACGAAGCACTGTCCGCAGTCTGCTTTTTTGCTTCGGCCTTCGGCTTCTCGGCGGTGCTGCCTTCGGCCTTCGCCTTGGCAGGCTTCGCATCGGCAGCGGGGGCCGAGCTGGCGGCCGGCGTGTCCATGCCGGCGAGCGTGTGGGCGGCGGCCAGCGCTTTGACCAGGTCGTCGGCTTCGGCGGTGAAGGTAACGTCGGCGCCGCCGATGGCGCGACGAACGGAAATGGCGATCAGGGACATTCTTGACTCTCCTAAAGTATTTGCTAACGGGCTTGTCTAAACTGCCCATGTAATTTAGCAGATGCTTTAGCATGCGGTCAAGAAATTTTTCACGTTGCTAACGCGAACACGCAAAAGAAAAGCCGCCCGAAGGCGGCTTTGTTCGCGCGCTTAGGCGGCGCTAGAGCAGGTACTTGACCACGAACGCGGACACCTCGACGGTGTTTAACGCCACCAGGACCAGCACGGCCAAGGACATGCGCCGGTCGTGTGCGCGTTGCGCTTCTTGGGGGTACAACTCGCCGTGTTCAACCAGGTACTTGATGCGTTGTCTTATTACTTCTTGCGGCATGGTAGCAACCTCTTTACTTCACTAGTCCTATGACTCGATTAATGAACTTCTCATCTATCCGGCCGCGCTCCTGCGCGTCCTCGTAGACCATGGACACCAGCTCGGCGAACTTCCCCGGCTGCATCTTGACGCCCGCTTCTTCAAGTGCCGTGGTCAGGAGTGAAATTATTCTCGACAGGCTCGTTGTGTCTAGAACAGCCGCGCGAGCGGCAACCGTTGCAGGATGGGCGGCATCAAGCCAGCCAATAGATAGGTTGAGCTTGCCTTCTATTTGGCGTGCGGTCTTTTCCGTGATGGGGCGATTGCCGCTGACCATTTGCGAGACATAGGACGGCCCGGTGTAGCCGAGCTGCTTGGCCAGGTTCGTCGGCCCGTCCCATTGCGCCACCAGCGCCTTGAGATTCTTCTTGCGTACGTCGTGGATGTCGGCCACGGGAGTGTGCCTGTTGGAGTCGGTAGCGGACGTTAGCATGCAGCTAGTATGAAAGCAACTGCTAATGCGTGCGTGACTTACGACAAATCTTTTGCTAACATGCGCTAACCAATTTAATCAAGGGGTTAGCGAAATGGAAAAAAAAATTGAACGGCGCCGGCCGCAGCCGATGGCCGACGTGTACGCGGTACGCCGCAACAACCTGTTGCTGCTGGTGGACCAGCACGGCGGACGCAAGCAGCTCGGCGCGGCGCTCGGCTACAGCAACGGGTCGTACATCAGCCAACTGCTCGGCACCCCGCCGAAGCGCCCGCTGACCGAGACCACCGCCCGCAGCATCGAGACCAAGCTCGGCCTGTCTTCCGGGTGGTTAGACATGGTCCGAACGGTGTCCGACGGCGCGTGATGACGGGTTGCCTTGAACACCGGGGCACCCGGCACCGCGCAGGGTACGGTCGAATCTACTACGGCGGAAGGATGGAGCTGGCGCACCGGGTTTCCTACGCGCTGGCGAACGGCTTGCAGATGGTCGCCATCAGAGGGCTAGTGGTGCGGCACGACTGCGACAACCCGGCGTGCATCAACCCCGAGCACCTGTCGCTCGGCACGCAGGCCGACAACATCGCCGACGCTATAGCGCGTGGCCGGGCGCGCCACCGTACCCCCGAGGGCACCGAGCACCACGCCGCCAAGCTGACCGACGAAGTGGTACGGGCGATCCGGCAATCCACTGATTCGGCCCGTGTCGCGGCCGAACGGTTCGGCGTGAGCAGGGGCACCGTCAAGGACGTGCGCAGGCGTCGGACCTGGCGGCATATCTAGGGCGCCACGTTTAGCGACGTGCTGGCCGGAAATCTTGAACTGAATCAAGCAATTTACTTGAGGAATCTTATTTCCGGTTGTACACTTCGCTAAACGAACGCTAACGTTAGTTAGCGCACAGACGAGAACAAAAATGTTTGCTTAGCGAGGTTTTGATGGACGACCCGATTTACCGCCCCAAGAAGGCGATGGAATACCTCGGTGTGCAACGCACCGCTTTATATCAGTGGGTCCGTGACGGCCTGCTGACCGCGCCCATCAAGCTCGGCCCGCGCGCCTCGGGCTGGCGCAAATCCACCCTGGACAACTTCATCAAGCAGCGCGAGGCCGCCGGCGTGCCGGCAGAACAGGTTGGTGTATGAAGACCTGCACCGCCTGCAACGAAACCAAGCCGCTCGACGCCTTCGCGCGCAAGGGCGCCGGGCTTCAATCGAAATGCAAGGTGTGCGCCGCGGCCTGGGCGCGTCAGTACCGCGCCGAGCACCCGGCCGCGGTGAAGCTGGCCGACCAAAAGTCCAGGGCCAAACACGCCGACCGCGTGCGTGCGCGCATGCAGTCCTACCGCCAGGCCAACAAGGTCGCAATCGAGGCGAAGATTAAAGAGTGGCGCGTGGCGCACGCGGATCATGTGAAGGCACGACGCCGCGCATGGTTCGCGCGCAGCGAGCTGGCGCAAGCCCTGAGCCGGTTTTACCGCGCGCAGCGCCGGGCCGTGAGGCTCGCCGCCACGCCGGCATGGAGTGAGGCCGCGGCCATTCGTGAGGTGTACGCGCTGGCAAAGTTCCTCACCGACGTGACCGGCGAGCAGCACCACGTTGACCACATTGTCCCGCTGCAGTCGCCGCTGGTCTGCGGTCTGCACGTCGCAGCAAACCTGCGCGTGGTGCGCGCATCGGACAACCTGGCAAAAGGCAATCGCTTCATCGAGGTGGCTGCGTGAGCGCCCCGGTGTATGGCGCCGGCCGTGCCGAGTGGGACACGCTCACGCTACTCGCTGGACTCACCACCGACTTGCTGCCCGTGGTCAGCAATCCGAACGCTGAAATATCGCCCGACTCCAAGATGAAGGACTTGGGCAAAACGCCTTCGCGCTTCAACCGCGAGCGCAAGGCGGTCGGCATCCCCGGTTGGTCGCAGCACGTCGCCAGCGATCAGGACATCGAGCGGTGGTCGCGCGAGCCGGACCTGGGCATTTGCATCCAGACCCGCGACGTGCGCGCGCTCGACGTGGACGTGGCCGACATGGGCCTGGCGGACAAGATTTTCCACTTCATTGCCGGCCGCATCGACCTGCCGATGCGCTACCGCCAGAACAGCGGCAAATTCCTGCTGGCCTTCCGCCTGGACGGCGAGCGCAGGAAGCGCCGCATGAAGGTCGAGGGCGGCATCATCGAATTCCTGGGCGATGGGCAGCAGTTCATCGCCGTGGGCACGCACCCGAGCGGTGTGCGCTACGAGTGGGACGGCGGCCTGCCCGACGAATTCCCCACCCTGACCATCGAGCAGTTCGACGCGCTGTGGTCCGCGCTGGCGGCGCAGTTCGCCATCGAGCCGGTCGAGACCGAGCGGCCGGTGCGCGATGTGGCGGTGCCCGCCGAGCCGGTGGACCGGGCGCAGCTCGTGGCCGCGCTGGCGGCGATCCCGAACAGCGGCGCGCAGGAACTCGACTACGACGACTGGCTGCACGTCGTCATGGCCCTGCACCACGAGACCGGGGCGTCCGCCGACGGCCTGGTGCTCGCCCACGAGTTCAGTTCGCGCGCCAGCAAGTACAACCCCGACGAGGTGGACCTCGAGTGGTCGCGCATCAAGGGCGCATCGCACGGTGGTCGTGTCTCGACCGGCGGCACGGTGCTGGCGCTGGCCAGGCGCTACGGCTGGGTCGAGGATGTGTCGGGCGACTTCGATGTGGTCGAAGTGAAGGCGGACGCCGGCGGAAAGGCCGAGCCCCCGCCCCGCCCTTCGTTCCTGCGCAAAGAGAAGACCGGCGAAATCCTGGTCACGATGGACAACATGACCAAGGCCATCGCCCGGCCCGACATGGTGGGCATGCACATCGCGTACGACACCTTCCGCGATGAAATCATGTACAGCGAGGACGACGGCGAGAACTGGCTGTCGTTCAAGGATGCCGACTACACGCGCCTGCGCATCGCGCTCGAGCGCTGCGGCTTCCAGCCACCGTCGAAGGACGCCACGCGCGACGCGGTGCTGCTGGTGGCCGAGCAGCAGGCGTTCGACTCGGCGCAGGTGTGGCTGTCCAGGCTGCAGTGGGATGGCGTGCCTCGCATCGAGCGCTTCCTGTCCACGCACTTCGGTGCCGAGGACACGCCGTACACGCGCGCGGTGGGCCGCTATATCTGGACGGCGCTGGCCGGTCGCATCATCGAGCCGGGCTGCAAGGCGGACATGGCGCCCATCCTGGTGGGCCGTCAGGGCGCGCGCAAGTCGTCGGGCGTGGCGGCGATGGCGCCGGCCGCCGAGTTCTTCACCGAAATCAGTTTCGGCGAGAAAGAGGACGACCTGTCACGCAAGATGCGCGGGCGCCTCGTGGCCGAGCTGGCCGAACTCAAGGGGCTGGCCTCGCGCGACTCGGAAGCCATCAAGGCGTGGATGACGAAGCGCTACGAGGACTGGACGCCGAAGTATCGGGAATTCAACACGGTGTTCCCGCGGCGCCTGCTGTGCTTCGGCACCACCAACAAAGACGAGTTCCTGGTCGATGAGACCGGCAATCGCCGGTGGCTTCCGGTGCGCATCGGTGGCCTGGTGGACGTGGACGCCATCACGCGCGACTGCGCCCAGCTATGGGCCGAAGCCCGGGACACGTTCGACATGATCGGCGTGGACTACCAGGAAGCGGAAACGCTGGCCATGGGCGAGCACGCCGACTACATCGTGAGCGATGCGTGGGAACCGGTGGTCAAGGAATGGCTTGATACGCCGGATGCGATGACCGAGCAAAAACCTGCGGATAGGGAATTCTTGCGGACGCATGAGGTGCTTGAGGGTGCGCTCAGGCTGGACGTAAAAAACTGCAAGCGAGTCGAGGAAATGCGTATCGGCACCGTTTTGCGCGCGCTTGGCTATATCCGCAAAAAGTTGCGCGTTGATGGCGCGCCGCAATGGGTCTACGTGCCCGAAGCGGCCTAAGTGTTCCTGCCTGTTCCTGCCCTGTTCCTAGCGGGTGGGAACAGGCCGGTTCATAGGGGAAATCTGTCTGTTCCTTCCGTTCCTACTCATTCTTATTTAAATCGTAATGTGTGTATATAAGTCGGTTTGGGGAATACATAAGAAACGAGAGGGTACAGATAGGAACAGTGGGAACGGTAATTTTTTACGTGTACGCAGGATTCTGCACGATGCGCTGGCCGGATGAGAGGGGTGGACAAGATGACAAAAGCAAAAAGGATGGTGGGGGTAAATGAGCGCGGCCTGCGTGTTGGCGAGGACCATCAGAACGCTCGGTTGACCGACTACGAGGTGGAGCTGCTGCGCGTGATGCACGAGCAGGAAGGTGTGGGTTACAAGCGGCTGGCCAGGATGTTCGAACTGAACAAGCGCACGGTGGTAAGGATTTGCAAATACGAGGTGCGCAATCAGAACCCGTCATCGTTCCGCGCTGTGGCCAGGACACGCGCCGATGACCAGGTGGACGAGGCCGCCTAAGGGGTGTGCATACCGTTCATGGTGCGCGCAACAATCGGCACCATGAAATTGACTCCTGAAAAGCTGACCGCATTTTGCGCCGCCCTCGCTGAGACTTGCCAAGTTGGCAAGGCCGCGGCAGCGGTCGGCATTTCACGGTACACCGCCTACATCTGGCGCAAGAACGATCCCGAGTTCGCCGAACGCTGGGACGAGGCCATGAAGGCCGGCCTGCTGGTGCTCGAGGACGAAATGCACCGTCGCGCTGTCGATGGCGTGGCCGAGCCCGTGCTGCACCAGGGCCAGCCCACGTATCTCACCGAGCTGTACACGGACGAGGACGGCAAGCAGCAATCGCGCTTGAAGCGCGACGAGCACGGCCAGCCCATCCCCCTCACGGTGCGCAAGTACAGCGACACGCTGGCCATCTTCCTGGCCAAAGCCCACGACCCCGAGAAGTACCGCGACAACAGCCGCGTGGAAATGGCGGGCTCGCTGGCGCTGACCACCATGACGGACGACGACATCGAGGCGGAAATCGCCCGCCTGGCTGCGCAGGTGGGCCACAGCGCCCTCGCCGCGACCTCGGTGGACCCTGACCCCCAAGCAGACAGCGGCGACGCCTCAGACCTGGTATGAAGCGCTGTTCGAAATGCAAGGTTGAGAAAGACCTCACCGCGTTTGGTACGGATCGCCGCCGCAAGGATGGCAAAAATCTGTGGTGCAAGGCGTGCGCCAAAGCCACCACGGCAAACTGGCGTAAAGCGAACCCCGAGAAAGCGGCCGAGCACGATGCGCGGTGGGCCAACAGCAATTGGGCCGCGCGCAATCCAGGTGCCCGCCAGGTCGTGCTGGCGAACCGCCGTTCGAAGAAGCAGAACGCCCTGCCCGTGTGGTCGGAAGCTGCAGCAATCCGCGAGATGTACCTCACGTCCAAATTCCTGTCCGACGTGACCGGCGACCCTTACCACGTGGACCACATCGTTCCGCTGCAGTCGCCGCTGGTCTGTGGGCTGCACGTGGCGGCCAACCTGCGCATCATCCCGGCCCGCGAGAACATCGCCAAAGGCAACCGGCATTGGCCGGATATGTGGGAAGCACATGCCGACGCCGGTTGCCAATGACCGCGCTGCGCGCGAACGGCTGCTGTTGCTGTTGCGCGAGAAGCAGCGGCGCCTGCCCATCTGGAAGCCGCTGCCAGGTCCGCAGGGCCAGGCGTACGCATCGCAGGCCGACATCGTCGGCTACGGCGGCGCGGCCGGCGGCGGCAAGACGGACCTGGCCGCGGGCCTGATTCTCACCAGCTCCGAGCGCGCCGCCTTTTTCCGCCGCGAAAAAGCGCAAACCGAGGGCGTCATCCAGCGCCTCACCGAAATCCTCGACACCACCGACGGGTTCAACTCGCAAAAAGCGATTTGGAAAATCCCCGGCCGCGCGCTGTGCGAGTTCGGCGGCCTGGACAACCCGGGCGACGAGCGCCGCTGGCAGGGCCGCGCACACGACAAGAAAATCTTTGACGAAGTCACCGAAATGCGCGAGCAGCAAGTGCGCTTCGTCATGGGCTGGACACGGACGAGCAACGCATCGCTGCATGCCAAGGTGCTCATGACGTTCAACCCGCCGACTACGACCGAGGGCCGGTGGGTCATCGAGTTCTTCGGCCCGTGGCTCGACAAGGCGCACCCGCTGTACCCGGTGCCGGCCGGCGAACTGCGCTACTGCGCGATGCTGCCCACCAAGGACGGCAACAGCCGCGATATGTGGGTGGACAGCGACGGCGTGCCGCTCACCGGCCAGCCGTTCGTGCTGGTTGATGGCCGCGTCACCTACGAGTTCAACCCGGCCGACTACAAGCCCGAGCAGATCATCCTGCCCAAGTCCCGCACGTTCATTCCCGCGCGCTTGACGGACAACCCTTACTACATGGCGAGCGGCTACATGAGCACTCTGCAATCCCTGCCCGAGCCGCTGCGCTCGCAAATGCTGTACGGCGACTTCCAAGCCGGCATCAGCGACGACCCGTGGCAGGTCATCCCGACGGCCTGGGTGGACGCTGCACAAGCCAGGTGGAAGAAGCTGGACAAGAAGCCGCGCATGGACTCGCTGGGCGTGGACGTGGCGCGCGGCGGCAAGGACAAGACCACCATTGCACGGCGCCACGAGGGCATGTGGTTCGATGAGCCGCTGACCTACCCGGGCAAGGACACGCCGGACGGCCCGACCGTGGCCGGCCTGGTGCTGGCCGCCAGCCGCGACCGCGCGCCCATCCACCTCGATGTCATCGGTGTGGGCGCATCGCCGTACGACTTCTTGAACCAGGCCGGCCAGCCCGTCATCGGTGTGAACGTGGCGGAAAGCGCGCGCGGCATGGACAAGTCGGGCCGCCTCAAGTTCGCCAACCAGCGCAGCGAACTGTGGTGGCGCATGCGTGAAGCCCTGGACCCGGCCAACAACACCGGCATCGCCCTGCCGCCTTCCCGCGAGCTGGCGCAGGAACTTTGCACGCCTAAGTGGCGCATGCAGGGCATGACCATCTACGTGGAAAGCCGCGACGACATCGTGTCCCGCATCGGCCGCTCGCCTGACCTGGCCAGCGCGTACATCCTCGCGCTCATGGACACGCCCACGCTCGAGCGGCTGCAGATGGCCGGGGGTGTGCATACCGCACGCAGCATCGGGCACGATCCGTACGCAAACCTGTAGGGGCCGGCGAACTGGTCCCGCTATGACTTAGGACCAGACCAATGTGCGAACCCACCACCATCGCCTACGCTGCCGCTGCGGTCGTGGGCAGCTACGCGGCCACCAAGGCCATGGCGCCGGACATCCCGACGCCGCAGGCCACCACGCCCACCGCACCACCGAGTAAGCAGGCCGACGGCAAGCAGCCCGACGTGAAGGCCATGCGCGGCGCGAACGCTGCCGCCTCGGGCGTGAACGCCGGCCCGGCGTCCACCTTCCTGACTGGCCCGTCCGGCATTGACCCGTCGCAGCTCACGCTGGGCAAGAACACCCTGCTGGGCCAGTGATGTCGGAAAGCACGCCACGCAATAAATACCTCGCTCGCTGGTCGGCACTCGACAGCGAGTTTTCGTCGTGGCGTTCCCGCTACATGGACATTTCGCGCAACATCCTGCCGGTGTCCGGCCGCTTCCTGCAGAACGAGCGCAACCGCGGCGACAAGCAGTTCAACCACATTTACGACTCGACCGGCACGCAGGCATTGAAGACCCTGTCGGCGGGCCTGATGGCTGGCATGACCAGCCCGGCCCGGCCGTGGTTCCGCCTGTCCACGTCCGACCCCGCGCTCACGAAGTTCGCACCGGTGAAGGTGTGGCTGGACGATGTCACGCGCATCATGCAAGCCATCTTCGCGCGGTCCAACACGTACCGCGCGCTGCACTCGATGTACGAAGAGCTGGGCGCCTACGGCACCGCCGCGTCCATCGTGGCCGAGGACTTCGACACCGTCATCCACCACTACACCCTGACCGCCGGCGAGTACCGCCTGGCCACGAACTACAAGGGCGAGGTGGACTGCCTGTACCGCGAGTGCGAGAAGACCGTGGCCGAACTGGTCAAGGAATTCGGGCTCGAGGTGTGCAGCACCGCGGTGCGCACGCTGTTCGAAGCGGGCAACCTGGACGCCAAGGTCACCATCATCCACGTCATCGAGCCGCGGGCCGACCGCGACCCGAAGAAGCGCGACGCGCTCAACATGCCGTACCGCTCGCTGTACTTCGAGAAGGCGACCGACAACCCCGAGAAGTACCTGCGCGAATCCGGCTTCAAGACCTTCCGCGTGCTGGCGCCGCGCTGGACCACCTGGGGCGGCGACACCTACGGCATCAGCCCGAGCATGGAAGCGCTGGGCGACATCCGCCAGTTGCAGCACCAGCAGCTTCGCAAGGCGCAGGGCATCGACAAGATGGTGGACCCGCCGCTCATCCTGCCCACCAGCGCCAAGAACGGCATGCACAACTTCCTGCCGGGCGGCACGTCGTACATCGACGTGAACGGGCCGGGCGCCGTGCAAACCGCGTTCAACGTCAACCTCAACCTGCAATACCTGCTCGAAGACATCCGCGACGTGCGCGACCGTATCAACGGCGTGTTCTACGTGGACCTGTTCAAGCTGCTGGCGCAGAACGACCGCGGGCGCATGACCGCCACCGAGGTGGCCGAGCTGCACGAGGAAAAGCTGCTGATGCTCGGGCCAGTCCTCGAGCGGCAGCACAACGAACTGCTCGACCCGAAGATCGAACTGACCTTCGCACGCGCGCTCGAGGCGGGCATCCTGCCGGCGCCGCCGGAAGAACTCAACGGGCACGAGCTCAACGTCGAATTCGTGTCCATGCTCGCGCAGGCGCAGCGGGCCATCGGCACCAACGGCATCGACCGCTTCGTCATGTCGCTGGGCCAGATCGCCACCATGAAGCCCGACGTACTCGACAAGTTCAACGCCGACGAGTGGGCCGATTCGTACAGCGACGCGCTGGGCGTGGACCCGTCGATGATTGTGGCCAGCGACAAGGTGGCCCTGATTCGTGCAGACCGCGCGAAGCAGCAACAGGCCGCCCAGCAGGCGGCCATGGCCGAGTCGGCCAGCAAGAGCGCGGCCAACCTGGCCGGCGCCGACACCACCGGACAGAACGCGCTCACCGACGTGATGCACAACCTTACCGGATACACCTGATACGAGGACCACATGGCACTGACCAGCATGAAGCTGTCGGCCGACGAGGCCAAGGAAATGGATAGCTGCGTGCCGACCGACGGCGGCCCGGCATATCCCTATGGCCTGGCCATCTACCTCAACGACGAAGTGCTCAAGAAGCTGGGCATGAGCACGATGCCCGACGTGGGCACCAAGCTCACCCTGCAGGCCGTCGTGGAAGTCACCGGCAACTCGCAGCGCCAAACGCAGGAAGGCAAGACCGTGTGCATGGACCTGCAAATCACCGACATGGAACTGACCGCACCGGCCGGCGACCAGGCGCAGCGCATGTACCCGGGGATGAACCCGTAACGCTATGCCAGCACCGCAACGCCTGTACGACGCCCGCCTGCAATCCGGCTTCGCCGAGGGCCAGGTCGTCGGCAACCGCGACGCGCGCCCCGGCACCTTCACCGACCTACGCGCAAAACGCCGCGCGCGCTTTGACCAGTACGTCGGCGTCGGCCAGGCGCCGGACACGGCTGCGATGGTCACTGTCACGCTGGGCGGCTCGGCCACCTACGCATACCGCGGCAAGGCGCTGGCCGCCGCCGGCAAGTACAACCTGTACATGGACGGCACGGCCATCAACTACCTGGCCGGCAACCTGCTGCTGGGCACGACCACCGATGGCATGACCGGCGGCGGCTCGCTGGCCGTCGCACAGGACTTCGCGCACCGCGGCACCAAGGTGGGCTTTTACAACACGGCGCCCATCACCAAGCCCGCCATCACCGGCAACATCGCCGGCAACACCGCGCTGGCCACGGTCGTCGCGCAGCTCGTGGCCGTGGGCCTGATGAGCAGCACGGCCACCAACACCACGCCCACGCCAGTCACCCCGCCGACCGTCACCGGATCGCGCGGCGGCAACGCAGCGCTGGCCAGCCTGCTCACGGCCCTGGCCACCTTAGGCATCGTCACCGACAGCACCACCGCTTAGGGGGTGTGCATACCTCGCCACGGCACGCTTATCGTGCCGTGCATGAGCAAATCGTACGACCCCTTAGACATCCACGGCCAGCAGCAAGCTAAGGCGCAAGCCGAAGCGCGCGAGCAACTGGCACGTGCGAACGAGGGGGCGGACATCAAGCAGCTCATGACCCACGCGTGGGGCCGGCGCCTGGTGTGGCGAATGCTCGAGAAGTCGGGCATGTACCGCACCAGCTTTACCGGCAACAGTGAAACGTTCTTCCGCGAGGGCATGCGCAATTACGGTATCTGGCTCACCGCGCTCATCAACGAACACTGCCCCGAGCAGTACGCGCTGATGGTCGCCGAGGCCAAGGAAGCCACGAAAGAACACGAATGACGACGGACACCCTGGTAACGAGCGGCCAACCTAACACTGCCCCCGACTCGTCGCAGACTGCACCGAGCGCCACCGATAACCAAACGGGGGCACCCGATGCGCAACAGCAGCCATCGAGCACCGACACACCTGCGGCCAAACCGGTCGAAGGAACGGCGGACCAAAGCGCAGCCGGCGACAAGCCTGCAGACGACGGCAGACCCGCCGACGACAGCAAGCCCACCGGCGCGCCCGAGCAGTACGAGGACTTCACCGCACCGGAAGGCGTCAAGCTCGACACCGAAGTAGCGGGCGAGTTCAAGTCGCTCGCTAAGGAACTGAACCTGCCGCAAGACCAAGCGCAAAAGGTTGCAGACCTCGGCGTGAAGCTCGCACAGAAGTGGCAGTCGCAACAGGTCGCAGCACTGGCCGAGACCGCCGCGCAGTGGGCGCAGGAAGCGCAGACCGACACGGAATTCGGCGGCGACAAGCTGCCGGAAAACCTGGCGGTGGCGAAGAAGGCGCTTAACGACTTCGGCTCGGAAAAGCTCAAGACCCTGCTGCACGAGTCCGGCCTCGGCAACCACCCCGAAGTGATTCGGCTGCTTGTCAATGCCGGCAAGGCAATTAGTGAAGACCGCATCGTAGCGGGCAAGTCCGGCACCGCGCCGGCCGTGTCCACGGCGCAGCGGATGTTCCCAAACATGAACCCGTAAGAAGGAAATTAAAACATGGCGACTCTCGCAAACGGCCAGTTGACTCTGGCTGACATCACCAAGCGCCTGGGGCCGGACGGCAAGGTGGACCCGGTGGTCGAGCTGCTGTCCCAGCAGAACGACATCCTGGAAGACATCGTGTGGAAAGAGGCCAACCAGCCGACCAGCCACGTGGTCACCGTGCGCACCGGCCTGCCGGCCGTCTACTGGCGCGCGTACAACCAGGGCGTACCGACCAGCAAGTCCACCACCGCGCAGGTCACCGAGCCGTGCGCAATGATGGAAGCGCGCTCGCACATCGACGCCAAGCTGCTGCAACTGAACGGCAACAGCGCCGCGTATCGCCTGTCGGAAGAATCCCCGTTCATCGAGGCGATGAACCAGGAAATGACCGCGAAGCTGTTCAACGGCAACGTGGGCAACGACATGAAAACCTTCTCGGGCCTGGCCACGCGCTTTAGCTCGACCACTGCAGGCAACGGCGGCAACATCATCCTGGGCGGCGGCGCCGGCTCGGACAACGCGTCGATGTACCTGGTGGTGTGGGGCGAGCAGACCGTGTTCGGCACCTTCCCGAAGGGCTCGCAGGGCGGCGTCAAGAATCAAGACCTGGGCATCCAGGACGTGCAGGACGCCAACGGCAACTACTACCAGGCGGCGAAGTCCCTGTACCAGTGGGATTGCGGCCTCGTGGTCAAGGACTGGCGCTACGTCGTGCGCATCCCGAACATCGACGTGTCCGACTGGATCGGCGTGACCGGCTCGCAGGCGCTCACCTCGTCCACCAACCTCATCAAGCTGATGATGCGCGCCATCGCCCGCATCCCGAACTTCTCGATGGGTCGCGCAGCGTTCTACACGAACCGCTCGATTCAGGAAGGTCTGATGATCCAGGCGCTCGAGAAGTCGCAGAACGTGCTGAAAGTCGAAGACGCTGCCACTCAGTTCGGCACCAACATCCGCACGCTCAAGTTCCTGGGCATCCCCGTGCGCGGTGTCGATGGCCTGGGCATCGCTGAAACCCTGGTCTCGTAAGAAAGGACACAACCATCATGATGCTCGACGCATTGAACCAACTGTCGGCCGCGCAAGCGGTCACGGCCACCGCGGTGTCCACCAACACCATCGACCTGGGCGTCAACCGCGACCTCGGCCCCGGCCGTTCGCTGTTCCTGGTGTGGGGCGTGGACGAAACCGCCGCCGCTGCCGGCGCCGCTACCGTCACGTTCCAGGCGATCACCTCGGCCGCTGCCGCGCTGACCTCGCCGACCGTGATTGCGCAGACCGACGCCATCGCCAAGACCGAACTGACCGCCGGGCGCAAGCTGTTCGCCCAGCGTATCGACCCGGCCATCCTGGCGGCGCAGCCGAACGGCCAGCGCTACCTGGGCGCGCAGTACACGGTGGGCACCGGCCCGCTGACCGCCGGCAAGTTCACTTGCTACGTGACCGACACGCTGCCCCCTGGCTTCGAGTATTACGCCAGCGGCTTCACGGTTGCTTAACGGGGAGGACTGACGCATGCCTAAGTACATCGCGCGCCGCGACACCCTGCTCGCCCACGAGAACCGCGTCGTGAAGGCCGGCGAGGAATTCACCACCACTTTCCCGAAGGTCAAGAACCACGAGGGCAAGGAAGTGGAAATCACCCTCGCCGACAACATCGAATTGCTCGAGGACGACAAGCCGGCCAAGAAGTCGAAAGCCAAGCAGGACGGCGAAGGCGACACCGGCGGCGACCTGGCGTAAGCCCCGGCCGACCACACGCAGCAACGACAACGGGGGCCATCGCGCCCCCGTTTTTCATTTGGAGGTGGCCCCGTGGCTTCCGCACTCGATATTTGCAACCTGGCGCTGGCCCACCTGGGCGACAGCGCGAACGTGTCCAGCATCGACCCGCCCGAGGGCAGCGCGCAGGCCGAGCACTGCGCACGCTTCTACCCGGTGGCGCGCGACTCGCTGCTGGAAATGCACAACTGGTCGTTCGCCACGCGCCGCGCGCAGCCCGCGCTGCTGGCCGAGGACATCGACACCGCATGGTCGTACGCCTACGCCTCGCCCACTGGCCTGGTCAAGCCCATCGCCGTGGTGGCGCCGGGCGCGCTTGATACCGCCGACAGCGAGCCCTACGCCATGGAAGCGCTGGCCACCGGCGTGGTCGTCATCTACACCAACGTCGAGAACGCCGTGCTGCGCTACGTGGCGCGCGTGACCGACACGACCAAGTATTCGCCGCTCTTCGTTGACGCGCTGTCCTGGCTGCTGGCGTCGTACCTGGCCGGCCCGATCATCAAGGGCGATTCGGGCGTGTCCGCCGGCCGCTCGTGCTTCCAGACCTTCACGGGACAGTTCCAGCGCGCGGCCAGCTCGGACGCGAACATGCAGAACGTGCGGCACGAGTACGTGCCCGAGTCCATCAAGGCGCGGGGCTGCTGATGAGCAACGCACGCACCCTTTCCCGTTCGTTCGCCGCCGGTGAAATCACGCCGGAACTCTTCGGGCGGCTGGACCTGGCCGCGTTCCAGACCGGCCTGGCCACCTGCCGCAACTTCATCACCCTGCCCCACGGGCCGGCCGCCAACCGCCCCGGCTTCGAGTTCGTGCGCGAGGTGAAGACCAGCAGCGCGCGCACGCGCCTGGTCAACTTCGCCTTTTCCAACACGCAGACCTTCGCGCTCGAGTTCGGCCCCGGCTATGTGCGCTTCCATACGCAAGGCGCCACGCTGCTGTCGGGCGGCGCGCCGTACGAGGTGGCCACCCCCTACGCCGAGGCCGACCTGTTCGACCTGCATTTCGTCCAGTCGGCGGACGTGCTCACCATCACGCACCCGAACTACGCACCGCGCGAGCTGCGCCGGCTGGCCGCGACCAACTGGACGCTCACGGCCATCACGTTCGTGCCGAGCATCAACCCGCCGGCGGGCCAAGCCGCCGCGGCAACCGCCGGCAGCGGCACGGCCTCGCCCATCAACCACGTGTACGTGATCACCGCCCTGGCCATCGACACGCTCGAGGAATCGGTGGCGTCGGGCACCTGCACAGCCAACAACGACCTGGCGCTCGACGGCGCCTACAACAGCGTGACCTGGGCGGCAGCGACCAGCGCCACGCGCTACAACGTCTACAAGAAGAGCAACGGCCTGTTCGGCTACATCGGGCAGACCAGCGAACTCACGTTCAAGGATGACAACATCATCCCCGACGTGTCGCGCACGCCGCCAGAACTGTCCAACCCGTTCACCGGCAGCGGCAATTACCCGGGCGCCGTGTCCTACTACGAGCAGCGGCGCGCGTTCGGCGGCACCGCCAACAAGCCACAGAATATGTGGCTCACGCGCTCGGCGACCGAATCCAATTTGTCGGCATCCATCCCGGTGCGCGACGACGACGCCATCAGCTTCCGCATCGCCGCGCGCGAGGCCAACAGCATCCGCCACATCGTCCCGCTGTCCGAACTCATCTTGCTCACCGGCAACGCCGAGTGGAAGGTCACGTCGGTCAACTCGGATGCGCTCACGCCCACGAGCCTGCAGGTCAAGCCGGTCACCTACATCGGCGCGTCCAACGTGCAACCGGTCGTGACCGGCGCCTCGCTGCTGTATCCGGCCGCGAAGGGCGGGCGCGTGCGCGAACTGGTGTACACGCAAAGCGCCGCCGGCAGCGTGGGCTACAGCAACACCGACGTGTCCCTTATGGCACCGCACCTGTTCGACTTCAAGACCATCACCGACCTGGCCTTCGCACGCACGCCCTACCCGATTGTGTGGGCGGTGTCTTCCGACGGCACGCTGCTGGGCCTCACCTACGTGCCCGAGCAGAAGGTCGCCGGCTGGCACCGGCACGACACCGACGGCGTGTTCGAATCGGTGGCCGTGGTCACCGAGGGCAGCGAGGACGCGGTCTATGTCGTGGTCCGCCGCACCATCGGCGGCGTGCAGCGGCGCTACGTCGAGCGCATGCACTCGCGCCAGTTCGAAGACCTGGCCGACGCCTTCTTCGTGGATTCTGGCCTGACCTACGAGGGCGCGCCGGCGACCACCATTTCCGGCCTGTCGCACCTTGAGGGCAAGACCGTGGCCATCCTGGCCGACGGCGCCGTGCATCCGCAGGAAACCGTCACCGGCGGCGCCATCAACCTCATCGAGCCGGCCAGCAAGGTGCATATCGGCCTGCCCATCACGGCTGACCTCAAGACCCTGCCGCTCGCTTACGAGCAGGTGGGCGGCTTCGGCCAGGGGCGACCGAAGAACGTGTCGAAGGTGTTCCTGCGCGTGTACCGCTCGTCGGGCGTGTACGCCGGGCCGGACGAGAACAGCCTGCGCGAATACAAGCAGCGCAAGAGCGAGGTGTACGGCGCACCGCCCGACCTGGTCACGGACGAAATCGAGGTCATGCTGTCATCGAACTGGAACAACGCGGGCCACGTGTTCGTGCGCCAGTCCGACCCGCTGCCGCTGACCATCACGTCCATGTGTATCGAGGCGGCTGTCGGTGGTTGACGTTCGCGTGCGTGCCCCGACGCGCGCGGACATCGCCGAGCTGGTGGCGAACCTGCGCCCGCTCGACCGGCAAGAGCTCGAGGCGTCCAACGCGGGCGACCTGCACGACGCCGTCCGGCGCGCGCTCGCCGTGTCGCCGCACCGCTGGGCCATGGAAGTGGACGGCGCCCTCGCCTTGCTGGGCGGCGTGGCGCCGGTGTCCCTGCTGGGCGGCATCGGCTCGCCCTGGCTGCTGGGCACCACCGTGCTCGAGCGCCGAGGGGGTGTGCTTACCCGCGTGTGCCTCGGCTATCGTGACCTCGCTCTAGGGCTGTACCCGGTCCTGGTGAATTACGTGGATGCCCGCAACACGACCAGCATCCGCTGGTTGCGGCGCCTGGGCTTTTCGATTGCGGACGAGCCCGTCCCGTACGGGCCGAAAGGACAACCGTTTTACAGATTTGAATTGAGGTCATAGCCGATGTGCAACCCCATGCTGTTCATGGCTGCGGGCGCCGGCGCCAGTGCGGCGGGCGCGCAGAACGCCGCCGAGGCGCAAAAGAAAAGCCTGCTGTACGACTCGCAGGTGGCGGGCAATAACGCCACGCTCGCCGAGTGGCAGGCGCAGGACGCCATCTACCAGGGCGGCGTGCAAGAGCAGGCCATCAAGATGCAGGCCACCGCGCTCAAGTCCAGCCAGCGCACGGCCATGGCCGCCAACGGCATCGACACGACCGAGGGCAGCGCCAACGACGTGCTCACATCCACCGACTACCTGTCGGCCGTGGACGCCAACACCGCGCGCGACAACGCGCTCAAAGCCGCGTGGGGCTACCGCACGCAGGGCACCGGCTACCGCGACGCCTCGGCCAACGCCCGCGCCAGCAGCGACAGCATCAGCCCCGGCAGCGCCGCGGTCATGTCCCTGCTGGGCAGTTCCGGCCAGGTGGCGACATCCTGGTACGCGATGAAGAAGGCGGGGGTGCAAGGTGCCTAAGGTTCCAGAATACGGCGCAGCGCCGCAGGTATCGCCGGCCGCCCTCCCGGGCGTGCGCCAGGCGCCCAGCACCAACGCGGCCATGCTGGGCCAGGGTGCGCGCGACGCCGACCAACTCGGGCGCGCCCTGACGAACGCCGGGCAGTCGTACGCGCAAATTCAGATCGACATGCAGAACGAGGCCAACGCCGTGCGCGTGGATGACGCGCTGTCGAAGGCCAAGGCCGCCGCGCTCGACCTGACGTTCAACCAGCAATCGGGCTTTTCCACGCTCAAGGGCGACGCCGCACTCAACCGCCCCGACGGCAAGGCGCTCGACCAGGAATACGGCGAGAAGCTGGACCAGCGTTTGTCTGAGCTGGCCGACGGCCTGGGCAACGACGCGCAAAAACGCGCGTTCCAGATGAAGGCCAACGACATCGTCATCAGCCTGCGCGCGCAGGCGCAGTCGCACGCCAGCCAGCAGTACCAGGCGTACAAGCTGTCGGTGCAGGAAGGCACGGCTAAGACCGCAGCCAACGCCATCGCGCTCAACCCGCTGGACGAGAAGAACGTCACCGAGAACGCGGACGAGCTGCGCCGCGCGGTCTATAACGCCGGCAAGATGGCCGGCCGCAGCGCCGAGGAAATCACCGCGCTGCAGACCGAGACCGTGAGCCGCGCGCACACCGACGCGCTCAAGGTACTGATGGGCCGCGACGACACCACCGGCGCGCAAGCCTACTACGAGAAGTACAAGGACCAGCTCACGGGCCTGGCGCGCGCCGACATCGGCGAAAAACTCAAGGTGGCCGGCACCGCGCTGGCCGCGACGAAGACAGCCGACGAGGTGTGGTCGCAGTTCGGCCCGAAGGCCGACGGCCAGGCCGTCGAACTGGACAAGATGGAAAGCGCGGTGCGCGAGAAGTATTCGACCGAACCGCTCAAGGCGAAGGCCGCCATTGCCGAGCTGCGCGAGCGCGCCGCGGCGTTCAACTCGTCGGAAAGTGAGCGCGCCGCCGGCAACATCAACAAGGTCATGCAGGCGTACGGCCAGGGCGCGGGCTTGGCCCGGCTGCAGCGTATGCCCGAGTTCCTGTCCCTGCCCGGCGCCAAGCAAACCGAAATCATCCAGCACGTGAGCGACCGCGCGCACATGCTCATGGTGCGCAGCGAAGAGGACCGCAACCGCGCCGAGGCCAACCTCGCGCGCCGCAGCTTCGGGGCGTACCTCGCCTACAGCAACCCCGAGACCCTGTCCTCGATGAGCGAGGCGCAGGTGTCCGCGCTGTTGCCGGTGCTGGGCAACCAGCTCACCGGTCACCTGATGGAAAAGAAGCGTTCGCTGACCAGCGCCGACGCGCGCATGACCGCATCCATCGACGCCGAGGACTTCAACCACATCGCGGACGGCATGGGCTTGAAGCCCTACGAGACCAGCAAGAACGAGGACGACAAGCGCGCGCTGGGCGAATTGAAGTACCGCGTGGAAACGCTCATCGACATGGCCCAGCGCAACAAGAAGGGGCCGCTGACCCGCGAAGAAAAGCAGGAAGTCATGCGGCAGGAAATGGCGCGCAAGGTGTCCGTGGACAACTCGTGGTGGTTTGGCAGCACGCAGGTGCCGGTCATCCAGCTTTCCGGCGAGCAGGCCGCGCGCGTCGTCGTGCCCACCGCCGAGCGCGGCAAGATCGTGGACGCGCTGCGCACGATGTATCAGAAGAACCCGAACAACCCGGCCTACGCGCCGACCGAAGACAACGTGCGGCGCCTGTACCTGCGCAGCCAAACCCCGGCCGCCGGCCTGATTCCTAATGCCAAATAACGAATATCTCGACGTGCTGCAGGGCGGCGCCGGCGCCGCACCCGCCAACCCTTACCTTGATGTCCTGCAGCGCGACGAGACCGCACGCGATGCGCAGTTCCGCGCGAGCGCCACGCAGGCCATCGGCACCGATCCCGACCAGCTCGCAACCCGCAAGCGCGTGGCCGGCTACCTGGGCGCACCGCTTCCCGCCGTGGACGCGCTGCCGGCCGACGCCGAGCGTGCCGCCAAGCTCAAGCAACTGGACGAGACCACGCGCGACGCGCCGGCTACGCGCCAGGCGTTCACCGATGCGGAATTCGCCAAGCTCGCGCACGATGACGCCGGCAACCTGGCCCTGATGGAAAAGGCCGTCGGCGCGCTCAAGTACGCGGTGAGCGCGCCGGACGCCGCGCGCGGTGGCCTGATGAGCGACGTGGGCCGCGCCGGTCACGCTCTGGCCTCGGGCCTGCCCACGTTCAACGCAGGCGTGTACGGCGCCCTGGCCGCGCCGGCCGAACTCGTCGGCCTCGACGGCGTGGGCGGATTCTTCCGCAACTGGCAGCACCAGCAGCAGGACAAGGCGAAGGCGTGGGCGGGCATTGACCCGAACGCCGGCCTGGTCGAGCGCGGCGTCATGTCGGGCTTCCAGTCCGCCGGGCAGAACCTCATCACCCTGCCGCTGGGCCTGGCCAACGGTGTGCGCATGACCGGCGAGCAGGCAATGCTGGCCGCCATGGGCCTCACCACGTTCGGCCAGTCCTACGGTAAGGGCCGCGACGCGGGCCTCGCGCCGGCGCGTGCTATCCCCTACGGCATCGAGGACGCCGCCGCCGAGGTCATCACCGAGAAGTTCATGGGCGCCGCGGGCCTGCTCAAGCAGATCAAAGCCGGCGCACCAGCGGCCAAGATGCTCATGTACGAGGTCACGAAGGAAGTGCCCGGCGAAGTCACCGCGACGCTGTGGCAGAACTTCAACGAGTGGATGAACGTGAACCCCGACAAGTCGGTGGCTGACTTCGTGAGCGAGCAGCCGACGGCGGTCGCGGAAACGATCATCGCCACGCTGGTGGGCGGCAGCACGCAAATCGGCCTCGTGCAAGGCGCGCAGAAGGTTGCCGGCCGCGAGCAGCAGGCGCAGCAGGCCGACCAGGCCGCGCAAGCGCTGCAGACCATGAGCGACCTGGCCGCAGCGTCGAAGGTGCGCGGGCGCGACGTGTCGAGCTTCGAGCGCTTCGTCGCGCAGGCGGCCGAGGACGGCCCGGTGTCCGACGTGTACATCAGCGCCACCGCCCTGCAGCAGTCGGGCGTGGACGTGAACGCGCTGGCGCAGGCATCGCCCGCCGTGGCCGAGCAGTTGCAGGTGGCGGCGGCCACCGGCGGCGACATCCGCATCCCGGTCGAAGAGTTCGCCGGCCGCATCGCCGGCACGGACCTGGCGCAATCGCTCATCCCGCACCTGCGCACCGACCCGGGCGGCATGTCGCAGCTTGAAGCGCAGACCTTCATGCAGTCCAACGGCGACGAGCTGCAGGCCGAAATCGAGCGCACCCTCACCGAGAAGCAAGGCGACGACGCGTTCAAGGCATCGCGCGACGCTGTCGCCGGCAAGATGCTCGAGCAACTGAACACGGCGGGCCGCTTCACGCCGGACGTGAACCGGGCCTATGCCGACATGCTGGGCAACTTCTACGCCGTGCAGGGCGCAAAGGTTGGCCTTACCCCCGAGCAGATGGCCGAGCGCTACCCGCTGCAGGTGCGCGCCGAGCGGCTGGCCGGCGCCAAGACGCTGGACCAGGCGCCGAAGGTCGAGGCGTTCAACGACCTGGGTAGCGGCTTCACCATCGAGGGCGACACCCTCATGCGCCGCGGCGAGGCCGTGGGCGACATCAAGCTCGAGGTGGAATCCGGCGGCAAGGGTACGCCGCACCTGGTCGTGCGCGACATCCGCATCAAGAACAAGGGGGCCGGCATCGGCACCATGGCGCTGGCCGCCATCATGGGCAAGGCGTCGCAGCACGGCCTGCCGGTGGCGCTGACTAGCGAGTCCATGCTGGGCAAGGCGCATCAGAAGCGCCTGCGCGCGTACTACCAAAAACTCGGCT